CTCACGAGGAGGAGCATACTCCGACACACCGGACATCTTCGGATGGAAGGTACTAGGTTTAGGCTCCTACTGTAACTGTGAGGTTGCAGGAGGGCCGGTACTAGGTTATTCCCACCTGAGAGGATCGTTCCTCGGATTGAATCTCGAACGGGAAGCTTATACAAAATTATGACGATAAAACTAAGAATGAGCCTTGCTAAGTTGGTTTACACCTTCTTAGCGGGTCACCTCCTAGATTGTCGCCATAGTTTTGGGTCTATCCATGCTTGGGTTGGCTTAGTGACCAAGCGGGCTCTCACAAGGGGACCCGTGGAAACAATCGGCTTTGTTAAAGAAGTTCGATTGCTCTGCACGCAGTACCTTTGTGGGACGCCTCGCCTGGGCACTAGACCAGGCTTTGGAATTCAAATCAACGATATCGGCTTACCCATCACTGGGACCGGTCTCGAAGACTTGTTTAGTGAGCGTGATCCTTCGCGAGTGAGACTTGGGTTAACCCTTTTGGGGGTGTCCAGGATCTTACCCGGTTGGAAGTCACCCGACCTTTCAACCATCACGGCGCCTTGTAGCTCAGAAAATTTACCCGATTTAAGGGTAGAGCTGCAAGCCACCGTTAGGCTGTTAGGTTGGGCGATCACCCTTCCCGAATGGGAGGGGTGTCACCTCACAACCAAAGCTGGCCCCAACGCGCAAGCGCTTGTAGGTTCTATCGAGGATGCGGCCCTTCTCACAGAGGAACAGATTTGCAATCTGCGACTTCTGGGAGGAGAGGCCTTAATCCGATCGATTGAAACTTCCAAACTTCTCAGCCCCCTTACTTGGCTAGAATATTTTGGGCTTAAGCCGAAAGGCCGAAGCGCCAAATTATCCCTAGTCAAGGACAAGGAAGCTAAGACACGGATAGTTGCCATCCTTGATTATTGGACACAGTCTGCTTTGAAATCCTTGCATGACGCAGAAATGCGTTTCTTGCGGGGACTCAAGCCAGACATGACTTTTAATCAAGGGGGCTTCCGTTCCACACTAACTGGGCCAGGCCCGTTTCATTCCCTCGATCTAACGGCTGCCACAGATCGATTTCCCGTAGAAATACAGGAGTCGATCCTAGGTGAGCTTTTAGGCCGAGTCGATGTTGCGGGCGCATGGAGACAGTTGATATGTAACCGTGACTATACAATCTCCTGGGGTAACCGGCGCGATACCGTGAGGTACACGTGCGGCCAACCCATGGGTGCGTATAGCTCATGGTCTACATTTTCAATTTGCCACCATGTGGTCGTTCGGGCCGCGGCTATGAGAGCA